AGTGGGCTTATCAGCTTTTTAGGGAACACATGGGCAGCAAGACCACAGCTGGAGACATCCTTGATTTGGAATCTTCCTGTTGCCGTCAAGGGCCAGCCATATTCTTATCAGGTTGAGGCTACTGTATCAGGCTGCACCTTTAGCGCAAAGGCATTGCCTTCCGGCCTGGCGATCTCCGCCGAAGGCCTCATTTCAGGCACTCCTCTTGGCGGCAGATATGCCAATGGGGTCGCGTGTGAATGGAGCGTCAAGATGAGTAATTTTACAGTAAGAAACTTCAGGGGTGCTGCAGGCGTCAAAGTTGATGGGCCTAGCAACGTCCACATTTTTGAAAACTTCTTTATCAACGCATGCGACGTAGGCATATCGTCCGACAATATGTTCGACTCACGGTTACAGAGCTTCTATATCTACAACACAAGAATTGGCCTGCAAATGAGGGGCGGAACTGCCGCTAATACCTACACTAACGGAAGAATTGAATACATTCATGAGCATGGTGTTACCGCCTTGTTCTCTCCAGACAATGTATGGAGCACTGTCTACTGGGATACCTGCGGGTACGCTGCAATAAGCGCTGATCGCTCCGATTACTGGACAATGAGCGGCTGCTTCTTTTTTCGAGGTGGGCGGCGCGTCCCGCCAAGGGGCAAATACTATATGCCCGATAGTCCCGTGGATATTTCTACTCACATTAAAGCTATTAGCTGCAAAGACTGGGTTATCGGCACTAATAACATGGTGCGAGGATGCGACAATGGGGGGTCTAGCTCAACTTACCTTAGGAGGTACGAATCAAACGGCAGAAGGCTTTACATCCGGCCTTATGCTTCCATCGTCATGGAGCGCTGCAAGGGGTTCAAGATAACCGGCAATGGGCTGGACGGCTGCACAAGAGAATCTATCGTCTCAGTAGAAAGCGAATATGAATTTGAATACAACGATGCTCTTTTGAGCGGGAATACGGTCCACCGAACGAACCAATTTGAAACCTTCTCGCAGAATGAACAACCCGTCATAAATTTACTGAAAAACCCTACTAAGGCTAATTTCGCACCCGAAGGTACCGAGGACAATGTAGACACTTACTTTCCCAGCAATGTACTTTTACTGTCGGGAAATGAATTTGTCGATAGAAGCACAAGGGGCTTAACCGTAAACAATACAAACGTCACAATCAACACATCTGTTTACAGGTTTGGTACGGGTAGCTTCTCTTTCAATGGAACAAGCGCATTGTTGACTGTGGGTGTAGCTGACAACAACAACGTCACTGCTCCGTTTTACTTTGGCGCAGATGATCTTACTTTAGAGTTTTTGGTTTATCCGCTTAGGAACAACGTAAGTCAAACCCTGATTGACTTTGGGGCTACGTCTGAATCTGCCCCGTTCGCGCTCATTCTTGACGCAAATGGAAGGCTAGCGCTAGCCAGGAATCGCAGCACAAGCGGACAAACCATAGATGCCACCAGCGCTCGGACGATCCCAGTAAACGCTTTCACTAAGATCACTATGACCATAACCAGGGGTATGGCAAGAGTATATATTGACGAGCCTATCGAACCAAGCCTGACTATTTCGTTTAGCGGAAGGTTTATGATTTCCGGGTATAACAGACCAATCATGGGTCGCGGTGGGTTTACGGGGGCAACCGATTTTTTCCAGGGATACATGCAGCAGATTAGGATAACTAAACCTGTTTCCAGGTACGGGCTGCTATCAGCGCTGAGGCCGCAGACTCGCGCATTCAGCATTGTGAACCTTGGCTCCCTGCCACCGGATACCCTTGTGTATTCTCCTGCTGCTGCGGAAACAGAATTCTTTTTTGCGGACCGATCTAATTCTATTAAGCTGGGCCCCAGTTCTTCTATTCAGAAACCAGTCTATGTAACCAGAAGATCAAAGAACGACATCGTTACCGATCGAAGGGCAGGCCTGGGCTCCTGCAGTGCGGGCCAGGTGAACCCGTCTTACTATATTTATCGATTGCAAAAGGCAGCTGAGACGGGGGTTACGGCCTACACATTCCAGACCTGTGAGTTCAGGGCATGGGTCGCACGGCCGGGCTACCCAGAGGAGCTGGATAGGATCCGAGGGAAAAAACTGCTCTTATGTCTTTGGGCAAGGTCTGCTAGAAAAAACTCGGTTTCTCTTTTCACGCAGTTCTACGCCGGAACAAGCGGCAACAATTTCAAGGTTGAAGGGGGCTTTCACACTAAGTTCAACGTGCCTCCATTCTGGAGAAAATATACATTCGCCATTGAGGCGCCAGACCTAGACCTGACACTTGTCGATCCATATACTTCCAATGCCTTATTGAAGTTCTACCTCGACGACAAGTCACAGACCTATGACCTGGAATTCGGGGCGATGTTTTTGTACGAAGATGATGGGAAGTTTGGGTTCACTTCGGGGGCGACGGATCAGTGATTATCCGCCGCACCATCCTTCGCCAAGCGTTCGTCGCACAGCTTTGCGATGCAACAAGTGCCGAAGAGCGCGTGTACTCCGGCCGGCTCATGCCGATCAATGACGAGGAGGATGAGCCGACACTTCCCGCCATCGTCGTGCACACCCGCGAGCCGGAGCAGATCATCGACCGCTCCACCTCCGGCTTCGATGGCTTTGAGCGTCGTCGCTCCATCGTCTCCGTGGTCTGCATCGCGCAGTCCTACGACGATTTAGACGAAGATCTCGACACCATGGCCCAGCAGGTGGAGGCCGCCCTTCAGGCCTGGATCATCCCTGGCTTCGAGTCGGCCGACGCCATGCTCATGGACACCAGCTCCGAGCCGCCAGACTTCGACGGCAGCCTCACCACCAATGCCACCACTCTCCGCTACGCGGTCGAGTACAACACTCCTTACCGCGCCTGCAGCAATCCTTACGTGATCAGCGCCGGCTCCCTGGAGCAGTCCGGTGCCTACCCTGGCGGGCAGGTCACTCCCGGCTGTCCAGCCGACAGCATCGGCACCGTCTGCCCCATCGGCGGCGCGACAATCATCGTCAACGGCACCCCGGATCCCACACCCTGATGGCCACCACCCGCCGCCGCAAGGCACCACCACCGCCGCCCCTTGACCTTTCCCCCGAGGCATTGGAAGCTTTCATCGGCACCACCATCGATGCCGACCGGTCCAGTCCCGCCCTGGAGCGTGCGACCGCCGCGGCCGAGGCCTTCATCGGCCATTCCATCCCCGACCCATGTCCGCATGCTCTGCGCCAAGGGATCTTCCTGTTTGCCTCCCAGCTGCTGATGCTGCCTGACGGCAGCCCCGCTGCTGAGCCCTCCCTCGTCACTCGCGCCATGTGGCAGGCCCATGTTTCAACTCCAGCGGGATGACCAGATCACCAGCGGTGTCGGGGGCCGAGAGGCCACTGATCACGCGCGCCGGCTGAGCAACGTCGCCCGCTACGGCACCGTGGCGGAGGCGGACTACAGCGGCGAGACGGCCGGCTTCCCGGCCATCCGCGTCTCCCTCCAGGATGGCGCGATCCTCACCGACTGGCTGCCCTGGTTCAGCCCCCGCGCGGGCAATGACCGGGTGTGGGATCCGCCGGAGGTGGGCGAGGTGGTGATGCTCCTGGCCCCGTCGGGCGAAATCAGCAACGGCGTCGCTATCCCCGGCCTGTTCAGCGATGGCAACGCGAACGGCGACCGCGCGGGCCTCCACCGCCGCACCTACGACGACGGCACGGTGGTGGAATACGACCGCGAGAACCACACTTTCATGGTCGACGCCAGCGCCAGCAACTCCCAGGTGGTGTTCAAGGCGAAGCGGATCAGGCTTAGCACCGCCGAGATCAGCGTGGGTGCGGAGGCCAGTGGCGACGACCTGCCGGAGGCGACCATCAAGGTGAAGCGCCTGCTGGTCGAGGCTGAGGAGTTCATCAAGCTGTCCGCCCCGCAGCTGCAACTCAACCCGGAGGCCTGATGCCAGCCGTCATCCGCATCGGGGATCCAGGTAGCCATGGCGGCGCGGTCGCCACCGGCAGTCCAGACACGACCGCGAACGGCATTGGTGTCGCCCGCGTAGGTGACACCTACAACTGCCCGATTCACGGGCCCAACGCCATTGTCACCGGCAGCACAGACACCACTGCCAACGGCCAGGCCGTCGCGCGCGTGGGGGATCAGACTGCATGTGGTGCCACCCTCCAGGGCGGCAGTCCTGACGTGGAGGTGAACTGATGGCCGGCATGAGCCGCACCACTGGCGCAGCGCTGGAAGGCTTCGACCACCTGAAGCAGTCGATCGCCGACATCCTCTCCACCCCCCTGGGGACGCGGGTGCATCGGCGCAACTACGGCTCACGCCTCATGGGCCTGGTCGATCGACCCATCAACCAGTTCCTTGTTGCTGACATGGTGGCCGCAGCAGCCGAGGCGCTCGACCGCTGGGAGCCGCGGCTGAAGGTGGAGCGCCTCACGATCGACAGGGTGACGGCCGATGGGCAGATCGAGCTCAGCCTGTCTGGCTACTATCTGATCAACGGCCAGCAGGTCACGTTCGAGGGGTTGGTGCTCTGATGGCCACGATCGACTTCTCGACCATCCCTGATCCGGAGATCATCGAGCCGCTCGATTTTGAAACAATCCTGCAGGAGATGCTGGCGGACCTGCAGGCCCGCGACCCCAGCTACATCGAGATCCTGGAGAGCGATCCAGGGGTAAAGATCCTGGAGGTGGCGGCGGCCCGTGAGTTGATCCTCAGGCAGCGTGTGAACGATGCGCTGCGCGCCACCCTGCTGCGTTATGCGGCCGGCCCCGATCTTGACAACCTCGCCGCCTTCTACGGCGTCACCCGCCTGGCGGGCGAAACTGATGCGGCGCTGCAGAGCAGGACGATCGACCGGATCATGGGCAGCAGCTC